ACTAGAACTGATTACTCGTTACCGTGAAATGTCTAACCATTCCGAATTGGAGATGGCGATTGATGACATTGTTAATGAAGCAATCACACATGATGTAACAGGTCGCACAGTAGATATCATATTAGATAATCTAAAACAACCTGATGCAGTTAAGAAGAAAATTGCAGAAGAATTCAACAACATTTTAAAGATGTTGAATTTTAATAACCTTGCCGATGACCTATTTAAAAGATGGTACATTGACGGCAGAATATATTACCATGTCGTAGTTGATGAGAAGAAACCTAAAGAAGGTATTCAAGAACTACGATATATCGACCCACGCAAGATTCGTAAAGTGCGTGAGATTTTAAAAGGTCGAGATCCAAAGACTGGTGCTAATATCATTCAGTCTATTGCAGAGTATTATGTTTACCAAGATAAAGGTACAACAACTCAAACTTATACTGCACAGGTCAATTCTGGTTTAAGAATTGCACCTACTTCCGTTATTAATGTGAATTCTGGTTTGATGGATGCTAAAAACACATTCGTCATTTCATATTTACATAAAGCAATTAAACCACTTAATCAGTTGCGTATGATTGAGGATGCGGTTGTTATCTATCGCATATCAAGAGCACCAGAACGCCGTATTTTCTACATCGATGTTGGTAACTTACCTAAAGGTAAGGCAGAACAATATCTGCGTGACATTATGATTAAGTATAAAAACAAAATGGTTTACGATGCATCAACTGGTGAACTCCGTGATGACCGTAAACACATGTCTATGCTTGAAGATTTTTGGTTACCTCGCCGTGAAGGTGGTAAAGGTACTGAGATTACTACATTACCTGCCGGTCAAAACCTTGGCGAGTTAGAAGATGTTAAGTATTTCAGACAGAAATTGATGCAGTCTTTAAATGTCCCAATTTCTCGTTTAGAACCACAACAAGGCGGTATGATTGGTCTTGGTCGTGTGTCAGAAGTTACCCGTGACGAAGTTAAATTTACAAAGTTTATTGTTCGTCTCCGTAATAAGTTTTCACAAATCTTTGATAATGCACTTGCAATTCAATTGTCATTAAAAGGTATTTGTTCCAGAGAAGAATGGGACCATTTCAAAGAAGATGTTTATTACGACTATAAGAAAGATAACAATTTCACAGAGATGCGTGATGCAGAAATTCTCCGTGAAAGACTTAGTGTTCTTCAAACTGTTGATCCATATTTGGGTAAATATTATTCTGCACAATGGGTTAAGAAGAAAATTTTGCAAATGAATGATGAAGAAATTGAACAGATGCAAAAAGAGATAGACGAAGAAGAAGAACAAGGTATTGGTCAACCTGTCAATCAAGTAGGTGGTGAACCTCAGGTGACAGCAGAACAATACCCACCAGAAGATAATACAGTTGAACAAGGCGCATCCGAATCACTAACACCAATGTTAGATGCAGATGTAGAAAAGTATTCAACCATACTAAATAGGCGTTAAGGAGAAAACAACATGGATGTATCAAAATTTATTGATAGTGTGGCAACAGGTAATGCTGTTGAAGCCAAAGATGTTTTAAATGACTTGCTTTCAGCTCGTGCATTTGAATCTCTTGATGCCCGCAAGACAGAATTAGCACAATCACTATTTACTGGTAAAGAAGAATCAGTAGAAGTGCAAGATTCAGAGGCATAATGAAATCGTTACAAGATTTTAAAACTCTTGTTGAAGAAGAAAAGTCAGACTATTCAAAGTTTGACATGTTGGTTCGAGCAGGTCTTGCCAATAAGGCACAGATCCAAAGAATTCACAAAATTCTGGATAAGATGCAAGAAGAAAAACCTGTCTTTAATAATGCAGACAGAATGATTCTTCAAAACTTGTTCAACAAAATGGTAGATTTGATTTCTAATAATAAACAAATCCTTTCACAGGCAAAAAGAGCCGTTAGAGAAGATGTAGAAGTCGAAGAAGGAGTATTAGATACTTCTGATTTTAAAGTTGGACCTTCAGGTAAAAAAGTTAGAGCACACCGAATTACAATTGGTGATACAGTTAGAGAAGATATTGAAATAGAAGAAGCGACAATGGATATTCCAGATGATCCTCCTTATGTTTTAGTATTGAAGCGTAAAGCAGTTCGTATGTATCCTAATAAAACGAAAGTTGCTTTATACTATAATGATAGACTAAGTAAGTTCTTTACCATACCTTATGGAATGAAAGTTGAGTTACCAATTCAAGGTGAATCAGTTGAAGTCCAAGAATCGGTAATGGATAGTTTACATAAGATTGTTGCAGGTAAACAGGCACAATCAGTTAAGTTTGCAAATGGTCAATCTAGAAAAGTTGACCATTATACTGCTTCTGCTATTACACAAGTTCACAAAGCAGTGAATGATGATAATAAAAAGAAGTTGTCGGATATGGTTCATAAAAGTCCGGCACATTTTGAAAAAGTGGCCGCTTTTGCATTTAGTAAAGCAAAATGAATTTTGTAGATTTGCTATTTCAAAATAGATTAGATGAGGCAAAAGATAAACTTGTTGCTCATCTTGGTGCGATAACTGCTGCTCGTTTAGAAGAGGCAAAAAGATATGTTGCATCAGATAGTTATGAAGAAGTTGAAATAGATGAGGCGAGAAATCCAAACCTTGTTAAAATGGGTCGAATTACTAAAGTTCGCCGAAGAATTAGACGAAACGCCAAAGGCCGTATTGTGGTGCAAAAGAACACCAGACGGTCTGGTATCAAAGGTTATAGACTTTCGGGAAATACTGTCAAAAGAATTCCCGCAACGGTAAGATTGAGGAAAGCACGCTTATTAAAGCGTTCATGGAAAACAACTAGAAGAGCGAAGCTACGCCGTTCACTTCTGAAAAGAAAGATGAGTATGCGTAGAAGAGCATCAATGGGACTAAGATAATATGCCATACGAAATAGTAAACAACAAAAGAAGTAAATCAGTTATCCGTGTTGTCGGTAATACTGCAACGCCGATTAATTTATCAACACTATCAACGGGTAGTGACGAAACTATTACTGCTGCTTCAATTACACATATATCTGCACAATCAGATGGTGCATGGAAAATATATCGTGGTAATAATGCTAATACTGCTCAAACAGCTGTTTTGGTGATAGATTTAACTGGCGGTGGTAATGTAGATTGGCCTTTGGCACAATATGACATTTCGATTGCAAATAATTCATCGTCAAACATTTTCGTAACAAATTCAGGTACAGGTGGCACTCTTTTATTGACAGTAAGTAAGACTGCCACATTTGACCCTGCATTAACAGGATTGTAAAATGAAACTTATAACAGAAACAATTGAAAGTGTTAAGTATCTTTCCGAAGCATCAGAAAACGGTAAGAGAAAACTTTTCATTGAAGGTACTTTTCTTGTAGGTGAACAGGTTAATAAAAATAACCGCATGTATAAAATGGATACACTTCGCCGTGAAGTGGAAAGATACACAGAAGAATTTATTAAAACAAATCGTGCTTTGGGTGAACTAGGTCATCCTGATACACCATCTTTGAATTTAGAAAGAGTGTCTCATAAAATTGTGTCTTTGAAAGAAGATGGAAATTCATTTTATGGTAAAGCGTTAATTTTGGAAACACCATATGGCCAGATTGTCAAAAACTTTATTGACAACGACATTCAGGTTGGTGTTTCATCCCGTGCAATGGGTTCTTTAGTTCAGACTAAAGAAGGATATAACTTGGTACAAGATGATTTACGCCTTGCTACCGCAGCAGACATTGTAGCAGACCCCTCTGCTCCAGGTGCCTTTGTTAATGGTATTATGGAAAACAAAGAGTGGATGTTTGTCGAAGGACGCTTCGTAGAAGTAGATTTCGATAACGCAAAAAGACAAATAAAGAGAGCATCTAAGTCACAAATAGAACAAACCGCTCTTCAAATATTTGAAAACTACCTACGAAAACTTTAATTTTATAAATAAGAAATCATAAGGAGATTCCTAATGGCAACAAATAAACTCATGGAAGCCGCAGCAGAAATTCTTGCAGGTAGCAAGAAAAGTGCTTCGTCTATGCCAATTGAAAAAATGCCCGGTGCTGATGCAGTAGACCTTGGTGGTCCAACACCAACTAACGGTAAACCAGATGACGATTCTCAAAAAATCGACACTACTAAAGCCGCTAAGTCTGCAACTGCCCCAACAACAAAGCCTTCTGCTGCTTCAGCCGATACTCAAGACACTTTGAAAAAAATGTCTGAGGAAGAAGAAACAGAAGAAGAAACACTCATTGACGAAAAGTCACATGACAAAGAAGAAATGAAGAAGAAGATGAAAGAAGATATGGATTCATTATTCTCTGACGATTCTACCATTTCTGAAGAATTCAAATCCAAAGCTGCAACAATTTTTGAAGCTCGTGTATTAGACCGAGTAACACAAATTGAAGAGCAAGTTGAATCTAAGTATGCAGGTATGCTTGAAGAAGCTGTTGCAGAAATCAAGAGCGACTTGACAACTAAAGTTGATGATTACCTCAACTATGTTGTTGAACAATGGATTGAAGAAAATCAAATTGCAATTGAGTCTGGTCTCCGTGCCGAACTCACAGAAGAATTCATTGCTGGTCTACGCAATCTTTTTGCAGAACACTACATCGATGTTCCAACTGAAAAAGTTGACTTGGTTGACGAACTTGCAGGTAAAGTTGAAGAACTTGAAAGCAAACTCAACGAAGAAATGGAGCGTGGTATTAGTTACGCAAAAGCATTAGTTGAATCACGCAAGAATGAAATTACCCGTGAAGTTTGTGAAGGTCTCACAACAACTCAAACCGAAAAAATTAAAACACTCGCAGAGAGTGTTGAATTCTCCACAGAGGACGAATACAAAAATAAGGTTGAAACAATCCGTGAGAACTACTTTCCATCTGGTATTAAAAAAGCAGATGCAAATGACTTGCACGAACAGGTAGAAGATACAGCAGAACAAAAAGTCATTACTGACCCATTTGTTGCCGCAGTATCACAAGCAATTTCTAAAACAAAACTCTAAAAACATTAGGAGATAATTAAATGTATTTGTCCGAATCACTACAAAAAAAATGGGAAGGCGTTCTGGATCATCCAGATTTGCCATCTATCACCGATAAGTATCGCAAAGCCGTTACTGCGGTTATCCTTGAGAATCAAGCTCAAGAAATGGTTAAAGCAGGCGCAATCCTGAACGAAGTAGGCCCAACAAACTCGATGACCAACACAGTTGCATCAGGCGGTTTCGGTGGTTCTGCATCTTCACCAGTTGCCGGTTTTGATCCAATCTTAATCAGCTTAGTTCGCCGTTCATTACCTAACCTCATCGCTTATGATATTTGCGGTGTGCAACCAATGACAGGCCCAACAGGTTTGATTTTCGCAATGCGTTCACGCTATGCAACACAAGGCGGTACAGAAGCATTCTATGACGAAGCAAACTCTGGTTTCTCTGGTGCTGCTTCACAAGCTGCATTGTCATTGCAATCCAATACATCTACTTCTGGTAATGTATTTGCAAACACCGTGTTCTCTAACTTGCCAGGCACAATGACCACAGGTCGTAGTGAAGCATTAGGCGATGGTTCTAACACATTCCAAGAAATGGCATTCTCAATTGAGAAAGTTACTGTCACTGCTCGTACCCGTGCATTGAAAGCAGAATACTCAATGGAACTTGCACAAGACTTGAAAGCAGTTCATGGTCTTGACGCTGAAACAGAATTGGCAAACATCTTGTCATCTGAAATTCTCGCAGAAATTAACCGTGAAGTTATCCGCACTATCTACGCAACTGCAAAAGTTGGCGCACAAGTCGGTACAACTACAACAGGTACTTTCGACTTAGACACAGACTCTAACGGTCGTTGGATGGTTGAAAAAGTTAAAGGTTTGGCATTCCAAATCGAGCGTGAAGCTAATACTATTGCCAAAACAACTCGCCGTGGTAAAGGTAATGTGATGATTTGTTCCTCTGATGTTGCTTCTGCTCTTGCAATGGCAGGCATCTTGGACTACAACTCTGCACTACAAGCTAATGTTAACTTGACAGTTGACGATACTGGTAACACATTTGCTGGTACATTGTTTGGTCGTATCAAGGTCTATATTGACCCATATTTCCCAACATCATCAACATCTGAGTTCGCAGTAATCGGTTATAAGGGTTCAAACGCTTATGACGCCGGTCTGTTCTATTGCCCATATGTTCCGTTACAAATGGTTCGTGCAGTTGATACAGGTACTTTCCAACCTAAGATTGGTTTCAAGACTCGCTACGGCTTAGTCGCAAATCCATTCGCAGAAGGTACATCTGTTGGCGCTGGTGCAATCAATGTAAACAGCAATAACTACTACCGTGCATTTAAGATTGCAAACTTAATGTAATCTAAAAGTCACCATTAAGAGTGACGCTTTAAAGAGACCTCCCACAAAGAGGTCTCTTTTTTTTATCTTATAAATACACATATGACAGCACTCACTAGAAACCCTACAAATCCGAATCCTTTACAACCGAATAAGTTTACTTTAAACTTTTCACGGATTCCTAATGTTCAATTCTTTTGCCAAGCAATTAGTATACCTGGCATTTCTACTGCTGAAGTTCCAGTACCAAATCCATTTGTTGATGTTTATGCACCTGGTGAAAAAGCGATTTATGATTTACTGAACATTACTTTTATTATCGATGAAGAACTCTCTAGTTGGTTAGAGATACACGATTGGATTCGTGCAATGACATTCCCAAAAGAATTTGAAGAATATCAACAACTCGCAACATTGAATCCATATCAATCATCAAGAATACCCACAAGGTTGCCACAATATTCTGATGGCATAGTTACATTATATTCTTCTTCGAATACACCTTATTATAGATTTAAATTTTACGATTGTTTCCCAACAACAGTATCTACCTTCTTAATGAACTCATCTGATAGTCCAGAAACAGTAATGACCGCAGATGCAACATTCAGGTACAATTACTATGATGTTGAAAAACTTTTCTAAAAACGCTTGACATTCACCTGGCAATAGTGTAAACTCCTGTAATAGGAGGCTTTTTTTATGAAACAACTTGATGAACTATTGGAAGAATGGCGCAAAGATTCCGACATTGATAGAACGGAACCTGGCAAAGCGCTTCTTGACATTCCCAAATTACACAGTAAGTATTTGAATATACTTAGCCGTCATCGTTTGCTCTCCAAAGAAGCAGAGTTTAAGTATAATCGTATGAAGAAACTTAAATGGGAATATTACACTGGCAAACTTGATGATGATGAATTACAAAAACACGGATGGACTCCGTTTCCATTTGTATTGAAATCCGACATATCTACATACTTAGACAGCGATGAAGATTTAAACAAGTATGTTGCATCTAAAATTTTACACGATGAAATTGTTGATATCTGTCAAAGCATTTTGAAAGAATTAAACTCTCGCACTTTTCAATTGAGAGACTTTATAGCATGGGAAAGATTCATACAAGGTGTCTGATTTAATATTACATAAGAAGAATGAGGCATTCATTTCATTTGAATGTGATAGAAGTATTGCTCAAGAACTGAGTGACTACTTTACATTCTTCGTTCCCGGTTATCAATTCACACCTGCATTTAAATCCAGAATGTGGGATGGTAAAATTAGACTGGCAGACTTGCGGTCTTTTACCACATATCATGGACTTGTTCCTTATATTCAAAAGTTTTGTGAAGAACGGGATTATACATTAGAGGTTGATTCGGATGTAAATGTTACGGAAGAATTCTCTGGTGTTGAGGCATTAGAGTTTATTAAAACACTTAATCTGCCACATGAAGTAAGAGAGTATCAATGGAAATCTTTTATTCATGCAATACGGAACAAGCGTATTTTACTCTTATCTCCAACGGCTAGTGGCAAAAGTCTCATACTCTATATGATTGTTCGCCTGTTACAACATGCAGACTATAAGAAAGGTCTGTTAATTGTACCAACTACATCATTGGTTGAACAGATGTATAGTGACTTTGCATCATATGGTTATGATTCTGAACAATACTGCCATAGACAATACTCAGGTAAAGACAAACATACTAATATGTTTCTTACTATTACCACATGGCAATCAATCTATAAAAATCCAAAAGAATACTTTGAACAATTTGATTTTGTTCTTGGTGATGAGGCACATCAATTTAAAGCTAAGTCACTTACAACAATTCTCTCTGGATGCATTAACGCTAAATATAGGATAGGAACAACAGGTACATTAGACGGCACACAAACACATAGACTTGTGTTAGAAGGTTTGTTTGGACCTGTTTATAAAGCAACAACAACATCTGAGTTGATTGAAAAAGGTCAACTTGCAGATTTTAAAATTAAATGTCTGATTCTTAAATACAATGATTCAATTTGTAAACAATCAAAGGATTGGGACTATAACACCGAGATAGATTACATAGTTCAAAATAAAGCAAGAAACGATTTCATTCGCAACTTAGCTTTATCTTTAACTGGTAACTCTCTTATATTATTTCAATTTGTGGAGAAACATGGAAAAGATTTATATGCGAATATCAAAGAACATGCAGGCAATAGGCATGTATTCTTTGTTTTTGGTGGCACCGATGTTGAGGTTAGGGAATCAATTCGTGCAATTACTGAAAAGGAAAGAGATGCTATCATTGTTGCTTCATATGG